GATTTTTATTACTTCGATGTTTCAGTATTTGCAGAGGTCGGCAAAACACTTGTTGTATTTAATGACCTTGATGCGGATATCGGAGGGGCATTGCTTGTAAACGACAATTACGGCTATGCTATTACGCAAACATTAGAAGCTGGCAAGCTATATGTGACAGTCACAACAAAGGTTCACGAAGATAACGGCATTGACGGTCAGTATAGCGGTACGTTAAATGTGTTGACATTTGGCGGTTCTGGTGGTTCTGGCGGTGCTTCAATCACTGTTGACAGTGCTTTGAGTTCTACAAGCAAAAATCCAGTTCAGAACAAGGTCGTGACAGAGAATTATAACAATCTTTTGTCACAGCTTGCAGAAACCGCAAAACATCAACTTATAGAAACAATAGATTTGTTTGATGCAAATTTTCTTGAAAGCGGTATATACTATGTTGATATTGCTTCAGGAAACAAGCCAACAAATGATACGGACAGTTTTCATTTGATAATTTCAAAGTCGTTTGTATCAGGAAGCGATCAGTATAACATTATAATGATTGCAATTCCTGACAACGACAGCAAAGGTGTGTATATAAATCATGGAAGTGGTATTGATTTGGATTTCATTTGGAGTGAGTGGCAAAAGCTGAATGTCATTACTGACAGTGAATTATCCGACACATCGGAAAATCCTGTGCAGAATAAGGTTGTAACAGAGGTTATCAACAACAAAGCAACCCTCAAAGAAATCAATCTTAGCGAATGCGTGACCAACGGGTACTATAGACTGCCAGTTAAAGAAGGTGACTTCTTCATACTTAATAACGACACAGGTTCAAAGGTATCGTCTCTTTTGTATGGCGATGATGAGGGTTATTATAATCTTTCCGCGGATATTGCATCAAAGGCAAGAGCAATATGTTGCCTCACATCAGAGGACTTTGAAGGTGGAAATGAAGCTGAAGTGCTTGTGCACGTACTAAAAGTTGATAGTACACTGTCATCGACAAGCACTAACCCTGTACAAAATAAGGTTGTAAAAGCTGAACTTGATAAAAAACAAGATGAAATCAAATTTTATATAAATGGAAACGTAACTCCTTGGTATGTGGGAGATACATTGATTCAGGCAAGTGTAGCACAAATGTCTGACGGTAGTATTGAAATTTATCAAGATGAATATGACATATCGTCATTTACTCAACACACCCACACCACAACACCTACACAAATCGGTACTTGGCTTGACGGCACACCGATATGGAGAGTGTCGTTTGATGAAGATTATGCGTTTACTGATGATGTAAAAGATAGTGACGGTTACTATTTTAATCTAACAACTCTTTTAAATATAAAAGATGCAAACAATTACGCAATCTTGGACTGTAAAGCATATGCAAGAGCTGGGTCACCGTGCGTTATTGACGACGTGATCGGTTTGCGTATGAGAGAAAATGTATATTTCAACGAAGCAGGTGATAACTATGACGGAGTATACGGCTATGTTGATTTCATAACGGAAGAAAGCAACATAGTTTCATAAGCAACTAATAAGCAAGAAAAGGACACAAAAATGTGTCCTTTTATCATGCCCAAAAAGCCTGAAGGCGTTTAAAAGCTGTGCAAAATTGCCCTTAATGCAGGGCATTTATAAATAGCATTTTGTCAGCGGTGACACCGCATATAAAAACAGTGACAAAGAAAGGAATTTGATATGGAATTTTTGAAGGAAATCTTAGGAGAAGAGCTGTATAAGCAGTTTGAAGCCAAAATCAATGAACACAACGGAAATGAAGCGAATAAGGAAAAACAAATCAAAATCGGCAATCTTGGCAGTGGTGAGTATATCGGTAAAGGTAAGCACGAATCAGAGATTGAAAAACTGAACGATTTGCTTTCCAATAAGACTACTGAACTCGATACAGCAAACGGGCTGATCGCTGACCTGAAGAAAGGCACAAAAGGTAATGAAGAGTTGCAGGGTAAGATTAACACTTACGAAACAGTGACAATTCCTGATCTGCAGAAACAACTTCAGGAGACAAAAATCAAGTCAGCTCTTAAAGTTGCCTTGTTGTCTGAAAAGGCAATGGACGTTGATTATTTGACATTCAAAGTGAATGAAAAATTGGCTGAACAGGGCAAAACCTTAGAACTTGACGAAAATGAAAATATCAAAGGCTGGGATGATGTAATTTCAGGATTAAAGACGCAATTCCCAGCTCAATTTGAAGCAGGTTCAGGTGAAGGCAAAGGTCAGGTTATAGAACCAAACAAATTGCCTGAACTACAAAAAAGAGAAAGCTTCACAAGAGAAGAACTACTCAAAAAGCCGTATGCAGAAAGAATGGAAATATATAATGAAAATCCTGAGGCATACAAGGCGGCAATGAATTCTTAAAACATTAGAAAGGTTAAGGTGAAAAATTATGGCACTAACTACAATGGCAAACATGATTAACCCAGAAGTAATGGGTGATATGATTGATGCAAAAATTGAAGCAATGTTAAAAATCACACCATATGCAAAGGTTGATACAAGCCTTCAGGGTGTGGCAGGCGACACAAAGACAGTTCCATCATGGAACTATATCGGCGATGCTGTGGACGTTGCTGAAGGTGAAGAAGTTGATTTGACTGCAATGACAGCAGGTACAAAGACATTCACAATCAAGAAGGCAATGAAGTCTGTGGGTATTACACAGGAAGCTGTCAACAGCGGTCTTGGAAATCCAGTTGGTCAGGCTGAAAAGCAGCTGGCAATGGCTATTGCTGGCAAGGTAGATCAGGACGTTCTTGATGCTGTTCTGACTTCAACAGTGACAAGTGGCGATGGTACTGTGCAGATTAAGTATGCAGGTATCGTTGATGCTGTCGGCGTGTTTGATGAAGAAGAAATGACTGACAAGGTAATGTTTGTTGCACCTGAACAGGTTACAATATTAAGAAAGGATTCAGATTTCATTTCTGCCGATAAGTACAATAACAATGTTGTAATGACGGGCGAAATCGGAATGATTGCAGGTGTTCACATCGTTCCTTCAAAGAAAATCAAGGTAGATGAATCAGGCGTTTACATTTGCCCACTTATCAAACTTGAACCAGCAAACGCTGAAACAGAGTACACAGAAGATGAACTGCCAGCAGTAACAATCTTCTTGAAGAAGGACACACAGACTGATGCAGAGTGGAAGCCAAGAACACAGACACATGAAATCACTACTGCAAAGTATTACGGTGTAGCACTAACAAACGAAGCAAAGGTTGTTCTTGCAAAGTTCAAGAAATAATGAAAGGGCGGTGATGCCTTATGATTATTTCCGTTGAAGAAGCAAAGAAACTGGTTGACTTCAAGGGTTGGACAGATGAAAAGATTGAAAGGAAATTGAAGGCGATTGAACAGACTATTCGCTCATACACCAATAACAATTTTCAAAATCGTTCCATTAGGCAAAAATGTGGCGTTATAGCGCAAAAATTGTATGGAAGTGTCATTGGCTTAAATGTCAATGACACTATTCAAATCAGTGAGAGCAAATTTAATAACGGACTTTTTGTTGTCTGCGAAATTGACGATGGTATGCTTACACTTGATAAGGGATTGCTTGACGAAGCAACTGTTCTTGTTACAAAAGTGGAGTATCCTGATGATGTCGTTGACTGCTGTGTTAATCTTCTTGAATGGGAAATAAACAACCGTCAGAAGGTCGGAATTCAGTCTGAAACGCTGTCAAGGCATTCTGTGACATATTTCAATCAGGATTCAGCAAATCAGGTCATGGGTTATCCTGTCAGCCTTCTTGGTTGTCTAAAAGCATACAGAAAGGTGAGGTGTTGACCTATGGCAAACATCGGCGGCAACATCACAGGAACAATCCAGAAGAAGGATTTTTCAGGCAAAAATGCCATTGGTGAAGCTAAAAACACATGGACGAATGTCTTTAGTCAAATTGGTTGGTTGGGTCTTCAAAACGGTGACAGCAAGCGTTCCATCTACAATGCAAAGATTGAAGAATCAACACACATTTTCTTGTGTGATTTCAATTCAGAGATATATGCCCTTGCGGATCAGGACACAAGAATGATTTTCAAGGGTAATATGTATGATGTCTTGCTGATTGACAATCCAGATGAAATGGATGAACAGCTTGAAATCTACTTGCGAAAAGTGGGTGGTCGGAATGTCGGTCAAATTTGAAGATTACACCGTCAAAGTGCAAGGGGCTATTGATGACAAGATTGACGCAGTTCTTGAAGAATGTGCCGGCGAACTTGAATCACAGGTGAAGCGGAATTCAAGGGTTGACACAGGAAAGACAAAGAATAGCTTCAGACATCGTGTCACTGGTTCTTTCATGGCTGGTCAATATGAAGCCCATATCGGTTCGGATGATGACAATTCCATCTATGAAGAATTGGGAACGGGAGAATATGCGCTTAAAGGTAATGGTAGAAAAGGCGGTTGGTTTTATGAGGATGCAGAAGGGATTGGTCACTTTACGCATGGCAAAAAGCCGTCAAGGGCATTCTGGAACGCATACATCAGCTTGAAATCAAAGATAATCAATCACATTCAGAATTCATTGAAAGGGCTGTGATTTATGGACAAATTGAAATTTATATCAGACCAGATGGACATTCTTGCAGTTCCTT